ATTGATTCTATAATGGGGTTTCCGCGTGGTTCCGCTGTATTCTTGAACAAACTAAGAAACATTATTTGGTTAGGCTTGAATGTAGGAAAATCTTGTGGAGAAGTTGACTCTCTTATTGTTCCGTACATGCCATCTTGGTATATATTTTGGGAGTATTCTTTGATTCTGCCAAACTCATCTACTTGTGGAAAGATGGTTGATCCTCTTAATGGAACCAATTCTTGAAGAACGCCATTCTTCCCGTATGCTAATTCAAGCACCCCGGCATCCATAACCAATGTATCGGTTAAAAGTGCGGTCATCACTTCTTGCCACGTGTCCCCATTTTTGTTCGGCTGTTGTAAAAAGCGTGTCACCTGATCGCAAACCTTCAATAATCCCTCATACCGTTCATCTTGTGGGGAAATGTTAGGTAAAACCATCCAATCGAACGTGGCAACCCTACGAACTATGGAGTCAACGCTTGCGCGAACGTCGCTACACTTCAAGTAAACGGTCCATAGCTCTTCATCGGACAGTACCCGTTCATTTGAACGGGTATACGAGCCACCCATAGATGGGATGGACGTTTGAGAGAATACTTCATTATTGAAGTGAAGGCCCTTTCGTTTTCTTGCTATATAGTTGCTAGAAGACCAAGAGCCCGGCTGTACGGTGTCAATTTTCTTAGTTATACTTAGGGATTCTGTGACAAATTTCATTATCGCGCCTTTAACAAGATGTTGCGTTAGCTTTTACACTTAAAATAATAATATGCTATAGACATTTCTAATGTTAGTGTTTTGCTACATATTGTTTGGGTTAATGTACGGTTTTGACGATTCAGGGTGTTTGGTATAAACATATGTATGGGTTTTGCTGTAAGGTATCTGTATGAAAAATAACAAAAATGAAGAGGCGTTTGACGGTTTTGTTTGTCAATCTTCTAAGACAGATGTGAACGGGGGAACCGTTCATAGACTTAAAGGAAGATTTAGGACGAACTATCATATAAAACAACTTAATTCATTCGCAGATTCCGAGATAGACGTTGGTAATGTCGGCAATGTTGGTACGGTTTACGCTATCGAAGGCATAGCAAGTAGCACTTCTGTTGACCATTATGGAACTGAAATGTCAATTGGTGCCCTAAATAATATGTGTAACCAAATTAAAGCGGGTATCCCAATCCTTCCGAGACACAATAGTTTTGCGTCTGGAGGAATAGCGGAATGGGATGAGGTAATTGGACGCACAATAGATGCAGAGATTAGGGCCGAGGCAGTTAAAAAGGGAAAAGGAAGCGATAACTTTGTTTTAGTTGTTCGTTCCCAATTGTACGCAGATGACAAGCGTTCTAAGGAATTAGTAAAACGCCTTGATCGTGGCGAGCCAATTGGTCAGTCTATTGGTGGTTGGTTTGAAGATATAACGGTCTTGGAAAATGAAGGTGGCGAGATAGAGCGCATTATTATCCAAGATGTAACCCTTGACCATGTTGCAATTACAAGAGCCCCTGCAAATCCCGACAGTAGTGGATTGGCTAATATGTCAATACGTAGTATTATTGATCAAGCTATCAAAAACAACACGGGGGATGATGAGGTTATGCCTAAAACTGTAGAAACAACTGTTCTTGATAAGACAGAGGAAGTTGTCGAGGTCATCGAGAGAGCAAAAGATGAAGAAGACAACGAATATTACAGCTTGAAAGAAGAACATGCAAAGCTGAAAAAAGCGTTTGATCTTCTTGAAGAAGAATATGCCACTCTTAAAGTGTCTAAGGAAGAGAAGTCAGTAGAAGCCAGCACCGAAGAGAGAACGATTACGGGGTTTGCTGATTTGCCACTCGCTGCGGAAGATGTTCCGTGGGATTGGAACACTACAGCGCAAGATGAGGTCTTGGGGAAAGGGTTGGATAATTGGGACCGTTATAAGAGAGCCCATCTTTATTTAGATCCGGAGAAAGCACAGGACTCCAAGTCAGCCTATAAACTTCCATTTGCCAGAATGATAAATGGGGAACTTAGGGTTGTATTTCGTGGTGTCGTTGCGGCTATGGCTGCTTTAAATGGAGCCAGGGGCGGTGTAGATATGCCCGACAACGAGAAACCAAAAGCACACGCCCACCTTGTTAAATACTATGAAAAATTTGGCAAGGACGCACCAGAACTTAAATCAATTTCCGATACGGAAAATAACCCAAACACTAAATCTTCTGCTGAGAATGAAAATGTCGATAGCAGAACCAGACATGGAGAAGACATGACTGAAAATGAAATGAAGGCGATTGCTGAAATCGTTACTCGATCAGTTCTTGAAGCTCTACCAAAGGCATCTGCATCGACAGAGGCCCCAAGTGAGCCTGAGAAAACTGAAATCAAAGAACCCGAAGATGTAACTATGTTGCGTGATCGGCTTTCAAAAGCGGAAGGAATGATAACAAAGCTTATGTCGGAACCAGTACGCACTGGAATTCATTCTCGACATATTGGCTCTGGCCCTCTGGCTCGGCATGAATTTAGCCGCAGTATTGACGCTGCTCGGAAAAGTGGTAGCACGGCTCTGGCTACTGTAATCGAAGAGAACGTTGAACAGTTGCTTGGAGAAAAGCAAGTATCGCACTCAAAACTTGTAGACCTACTCGGTGCTGGACTTCGTTCCGCAGAAGCTGACGGTTTGCTATCTACTAAACAAATGAGCTGGAACTAAGGGGAATACAATGTCACAATGGTCACCTACTGAGGCAACCCGTCAAGCATTTGAACGGGCGACTCAAATTACAGTTAGTTCTGACGGAACAACACTCCTTCAGAAATTTATTAACCGCACTGTTCAGCAGCTAACGCTTCGCGAGTTCGGCCTTCAGGCTGTTCTTGATCGTCGTCGTGGCACTGGTAATGCAGAGTATATCAATCAACGAACTGCCGGACAATCTGGTGGGGCGTGGGTCTTGGACACTACTGCTTCTAGCACCTATGATGAAGTTGGTGAATACGCTCAAATTAACTTCGACTATAAAACGTTGGTCACACAAGGTAACGTTACCCGCAAAATTCAAGCCACTGGTCGGAGCTATACCGATATTTTGGCTCTTGAAATGGCAATGAAGGCAGAAGATTTTGCTAACGCCATGGAAAAAGCGCTGGTTCTGGGTCAAGGAAATGCTGCTGCCTCTGCCAACATAGATACCACCCAGGCAATCAATGGATTTATGACACAGATCCAAGGTGCCCAATTGATCAACAATAACACTGGCGCTACACCTGCTGCTCTAAACCTCTCGAACTTGGATAGAGCTATTGATGCTGTCAAGGGTTCTGGTAGGCGTAGTGACTTGGTGATTTGTGGGTCGCTTAAAGGACTTCGATCTATCAATGGGGCTCTTCAAGCGACACAACAGTTTGTTAACGAGACTGAAATTGCTGCTGGATTTCGTGTAAGAACTTATGATGGAATTCCTATTGTTGGCTCTACTGCAATTCCAGATACCATTGCACTGAACCCTGCTGGTGCCCTCATTCAGTCTTATACTAGTGGAACTGGAACGTCTATCTTGGTCCTTAACAAGAGATACGCCTATATAAGTGAGCTTACCCCAATGACAGTTATGCCATTGGCTAAGACTGACAGTCAGTTTGATAAGTTCGATATGTTTTGGGATGGGGCTCTTTGCATCTCAAATACATTCGGTGCTTCTATGCTTACGAACGTCTTGTAATCAACCTAAGTTTCAGATAATCGGAACACTATGTTGGGGGGCTGCATTTGCGGCCCCCTTTTTTATTTGATACAGTGTAAAATAATTACAGAGGTGAATAAATGACGACTGCACTCGGCACGGACCCAAAGTTCCTTAAAGACAATTTCAAGTTTGCGATGCGAAGGTATGACATTGACCCACAGGTTGGTCAGTCGTTTTATTGTTATACAGATAGTTGTCACAGCCAACCAATCAGTGTTGATGGGGTAATGGCAGCAACAATCTTTCTTAAAAATAAATCCGCTGTAGAAAGGGCGTCTAAATTAGGATGGACAGAAGCGACGAAAGACGTTTTCAGGTCAATCTTGAATAAGAGAAAGCCAGGAAGACCACGGAAAAGTCAAACAAAGGACTAATGAATAATGCCATACGTCTTCACCGATAAAGACCGCATTAAACGCATGATGGGGATACCAACTGTCGTCACAAGGAATGATGCTGCCATAGAAGATTTGCAGGGTGCTGTGGAACAGATGGTGTTGGATGAATTGGGCTTAACTTCTTCTGGTGTGATTGCTTATTCTGAAAAGATAGATGTAACTGCGGGTGGAATGAGCGAGGTGGCCTTGACGTACAGACCTGTTGCATCCATTACCGCTCTAACAATCTCTGGTTCGCTAATGTCGGCTACTGGATATGAGCTTGATTCAGGTCTTGGCATAATAAAGTTGAAGCCCCTTTCCGCTCTCTTTTCAACTGGTCGCGGTATTGTAGAAGTGGATTACACCGCTGGTTTTTCTTCGGTTCCAGAAGATGTTATTTATGCTGGCAATCTAATAGCGACAAGTCTCTTCAATCAACAGTCTTCTGCGGGTATTAAGGAGCAAAGGATTGGGGATTACATGGTGAAATTTGACGGGGCCACCGGAAGCACCATACCTTTAATAGCGCAACGCATTTTAAATAAACATAGGCGAGTATTCGCTAGAGGATTGGGTGGATAGAATGACTTATCATCTTAAAAAGAGATACCATGGTGGTAGAACCCAATGGATACTTCCTATGGGCGTAGTGATACAATGCACTATTGATAATGGATTTTTGGTATGCTCTACTGATGACGTTAATGTCTACACGTTCGTTACCAGACGTTTAAAGTTCAAAGAGTATACCCCTGTCAGGCCAACAACTGCCGTTAAGAAGACGCCTCCACGAACAATGGTAAAGGCAACACCGACTGCAACACCGTCACAGGCAACGATAAAAGCAGCAGCTAAGAAAGTAGCCAACAAAAAGCTGTCTACTAAAAGTTCTTATACGAAGAAAAGCCATTCAAACAGATAGTCTTTTTACACATTACCTCTTTTGAGTTAGTATGGTGTACTATCCAGTAGCAACTACTTGTCCAGGTCTGGGCATACCTTCCGATATGCTCTTGGTATAAGTTTGGTGGGCATCCAGAAGAACTATTGCCCAAAGAAACAATAGATTGGTATCTTAAACTCGAAAATCAGGTGTGGTTACTAAAATGAAAATAGGTATTGTATATGTATCAGACAGATATGGGTCTTTCCCAAGAAACGCTGTGCCGATTGACCATGAGATTGTGAACACCATAGCGGAGAAGACAGACGGAAGCATAGAGCCGTATGTTTATGTGGTTCACTGCAAGGATTTGAAGAGTATATATTCTCGGCTTATGTCTTGCATGAGCCAGATAGAGCATTTTTCTAAGCAGTTTGATAAGACATACTGTGTTATTTGCTCTGGTTTGAACGAGATATTGTGCGGTGTGGACCGACTTTGGGCGTCACGGTTTATAGATACCGTTGTTAGATGCTCGGAATTTATGGGGTTGGAGACAATACTTGTATATCCATCGTGTGAAAAGCGCATGAAAAAGCAAGTCTATGATAATTTGTGTTTTTTACAGCGGTCATTGGATGTTGTTTTACAAAACAATCTTATAGATAAAGTAGAGACTCAAATTCGCTTTACTGACGGTCAGTTAACAGACTCTACTGCTTCAAATATCTCTTCTTCTTTGGCTGAATATCTAATTGGCGAGCTTGGTGTAAGCGTTAAAAGAGCAGGGACTAAGCGTCGTATCGTTGTAGATGTAAATAACAAGAGAAAGCCAACTATCGTGCAGTTGGAAGAGGTAAAGCCACAAAAGCCGGAAAAGATACCCAACGCCAATGAAGCGCAAATTGCTTATGGCGCATCAAGAACTCGCAAAAGGAGAAGGATAACTAAATCTCCTGAAGTTATAGTATTTGGTAGATGACTATGATTGGAGGTTGCCATGATGATGAGTGTATTGAGAAACAGGGTAGATATTACCCGTCAAACTCAGCTTCTTTTTGATGTTCAGGCTGCTGCCTCTTCTATTTCGGTGACAAGGAATCCAAGCAATTCCTCTGTGGTACAGGTCAAACTAAATCAAGCCTCTACAGGGGTTCTAACTGTTAACGGGACCAAGAATTTGTCTGGTATAACGGACACCATATCCTTTTCTTCTTCCTCTCTTGGCATTACAGTAAAAGACTTTGATACTGTCACCAGTATTGCTTGTGATGCAACGCTTGTATCGTCCGGATCTACTATTGAAGTGAAGTATTTTGGAAAGGGCGGTGGCTCTGCAAGTAGCGAATATGCTGTTGTTTCTGGTTGGCCTTGTTTTATAAACCGGCCCCTTGGTAATTCTATAAGCACACAAGACTATCGGGTTGACTCTTTTGGCTCTTTCCAGAC